CTTTCATAGATCCATTGAAGGGAGGTAAGAAATGAGCGAACAATCAATGGAAGAATTTTTGTTTAGCCACAAAATATATCAAGAAGCACAGGCTAAATTTTTACAAAAAGGTTTGGAGAGGTCAGCAGACGAAATGCTTACAGAAATATCAGGCTCTTTCAGATTTTATAATACAAGCGATCATCAAGACATCAGAGAATTTTTTATGCAAAAGATTGCACAGAAATTATTGCTTGATCTTAAAGAGGGTTTGATGAATAACGATTTGGCAGAAGTTGATATAGCTAAACTAACTAATGGAGAAACAAAATGAGTAAGGAGATGGATAGAGCTACCGAGCTTTTAAAAAATTCGTTTTATTTTGAATCAGATCTGCACCCAGAAAAGGTCAGGTGGAGATACAAAAACGAGGCGTTAAGGCCAGCTTATTTTCATAAAACGTATAAGCCTAAGTTGTCAGACCTTGTAATTGAAACCAAACTGCCAAAGGATCTCAAACTCGAAATCAGGCGTGATCTTTTAGCAAGCATACAAGAGGAGGATAGATAAATGAGTTTATTAGATTCAGTAGAAACAGGAATCAAAGTGCCAACACTAAAGATTAATGTGTCCGGGACAAACGGTATTGGTAAAAGCACCTTTGCCTCACAAGCCCCTAGACCAATATTTATTAAGACAGAAGATGGAACAAACTTTATTGACGTACCATCTTTTCCTTTGTGTCAAACATACGATGAAGTATTGCAACAAGTTAATACATTGTTGCACGAGGAACACAATTACAAAACTCTAGTCTTCGATACAACTGATTGGGCTGAGAAACTGATACATCAGAAGGTGTGTCAAAATCATTCAGTCAAATCAATCGAGGCTTTGGGTTTCGGTAAAGGATACACAGAGGCATCTGAACTATACCGTACATTGCTACATATGTTCGATGACCTGGGTGCGAAAAGAAAGATGAATGTAATCTTGTTATCGCATGTATCCATAAGAACTTTTAACGATCCTGAGAGAGAACCTTATGATCGTTGGGAATTGAATCTACACAAGAAAGTATCAGCAATGATAAAAGAATGGGTAGATTTTAATCTGTTTGCAAACTACGAAGTCACAACTCGTACAAGTGGACAGGGCTTTAAAGAAACAACGAGAGGTGTGTCTTACGGCAAACGTAAGTTGTTTCACAAGTATGCAGCTTCGTTTGACGCTAAGTCTAGAGTTGATCTGGGGAGTGCCCCTTTAGAACTAGAGTGGAGTGCTTTCATGACTGCTTTAAAAGAATCTTTAAAATCTAAAACAGGAGTAAAAAAATGAGTGATTTTGAAATTAATTTAACTGATGTTGAAGAACTTGATCCAAGTTCTATAGGTCCCATGCCAGCCGGTGACTATGAAATGGTTGCACAGACTTGGGAATCTAAAAAAAGTAAGGCTAATAATCATAAGATGATCAATATAACTTTTGAAGTTATCGGTCCTCAATATGCTGGCAGAAAAGTTTGGGAAAACTTTATGCTAGAAGGTAATGGCCTTAATGTTTCCAAAGGCAAGATACGTAATTGGAGAAAAGCCATGGGCTTTGATCCTGATGTTGAGAACTTTAACCTTGAAGCTCTTGAATCCATGATGAACGTTCCTTTTGATGCTACTCTTAAAATAGAGATTGGTGGAGATAAAGGTGATGGTACAAAATGGGATGACAAAAATGTTATTGCTAAGTTCAATCCCAAAGGTGAATCTACACCAGCACCTCAGAAACTAACGCCTGTCCCGGAAACACCTGTCGAAGCTGTCGCATCTACTGATGACGATGATGACGATGGGTTTGATTGGGACAAGTAAAAGAATTTCATCGCAGAGTTCTGTATACAGGTCGGAGAGAGAGGGACTTTGTGATGAAATACCGAGTAGTAGCTAATGCTCTCAATGACCTGAGTAATACTTTAGCTACTGCTCGCCTTATAAGTTATAGTTTAATACATGAAAAATCAATTTGACAAAGAAACTTTAGACCAAATTATGTTGGATCTAAATCAGAACATAGAGAAGTGGGAATCACTTGATCTAGATATACAAACCATGATCGTGGTTTTATTACAGTTTGCCCTTGAGTTAGTGTTCAAACATTCATTCAACACACAAGATGCTTTGAGTGCTATATCTGGGATACTGCTTACGAAGTTAGAGAGCGGTGAAATAGATCCTGACATAGTAGAAAGGATGTTTGATTTCTATGAAGTACAAAATGGATCTATACATTAATGCAATTAAGATACTACCAGAGGGATGCAATCAACTCCCTACACCATTGGTTTGAAACTAAACCAGCCAACGAACACGCTTTAATATCACTGCCAACGGCAGCCGGTAAAACAATTATCTTTTCTCACTTCATCAAAGAGGTGTTGGCTAAAGATCCTGGAGCTAGGTTTGTTGTTCTTGCACACAGAAAAGAGCTAGTAGACCAAGCAGAGAAGAAACTTAAGTCTGTATGGCCTGATGCCCCGGTGGGAGTGTTAGCAGCTGGAATGAAACGTTTTGAGCATGATGCACAGATACTGATAGCTAGCAGAGATACATTGGCTTCACCCAAAAGACTAGCCAAGGTTGGCAAGTTTGACTACATGATTATAGATGAGGCACACAACGTACCGCCTACATCACACACCAGGTATCAAAAGATTATTGCTGAGTTATCTGATCGTGGAGACATGAAAGTTATGGGTTGTACTGCAACGCCATACAGAATGGGTCAAGGATACATATACGGCAAGCGTAAGGATC